TGTCGATAGCCGCGATCCACACCGCGTTACCGAGCGCGGTGGGGAGCATCCGCGCGAACATCTTCACGATGTTCTCCCAGACGATCGTTCCTGACGTCTGGCCGGATTCCTTGTTCACCGTGGCAACGGCCGGGCAGTTCACGAAACCGAGAGGCTCCCCAGTGCCGGTTCCCTGCATGAACGCGTAATCCTCGTAGAACGCGATGGCCTTCGGGAACACCTGGTCGAAGAAGCTTGAGAACGCGACCGCGTCGGCGAGCAGCTCGTTGGGGATCTCCGCGTAACCGGTCAGCTTCTTCGCGTCGAGGACCACCCGGCCGAACGACGCCTGCGACTCGGTGAGCGCCGCGCCTTCCTCAGTCCAGTAGCAGACGATGCCACCGAACACGCTGGACACGTTCGACGTCGAGTCGATCATCGGGATGGGCACCCGGAGGGTTTCCATCGGGATGACCTGCGCCCGTGGCCGCACAATCGACGACTCAAGGGCCCACTGGAGGATGTCCGAGCGGAGGGTTTCCGGGATCAGGAAACCACCGTCAGCGGGGACCTCGGAACTGAACGAGTTCTGGATCTTCCGCAGCCGGTCCACCTTGCCGCGCAGCTCGTCCGCGTTGCGGAGGGTCTGCGAGTGATGCCAGATCGCCTGGAAGTACTCGGCGGTCCCGTTGAACTCGCTGTCAATCTGGGCACCAGGCGCAGCCTTGTTGTACGCGGCGCCACGGCCACCGGAGACACCGTTGCCGATGACCGGCTTCCCGGCCCGCAGGCTAACCGGCGGGGTGCTCACCGCGCCGTTCTCCTTGAGCCACTCGGCGAGAATCACCTGGGTCTGCTCACGGACCTGCTTCAGCGCCTCGTCGTCCTTGTTCAGGAAGTTAGTGGCGTACGCGCCGAAAAACTCCTTCATGGAGTCCTTGTCAGCGAACACCTCTTTCATGCGGGCGGTGTCGCCGATCATGTCCTCAAGCTCGTCGGGAGCCGTGGGGATTACTACCTTGCTCATCCTGCTGTCGCCTCCCTAAGAGCCGATCGGAATACGTCGGGATCCCACGCGAACAAATCGTCAGCGGGGGGGCTGGCTGGTTCCCCGGATGGCGGGGCGCCCTCTGGTTTCCTGGCACCGAAGATGGACAGGTCCCAGGAGTTCTCAGGGACGGCTTTAGCGCCCTGGACTTCGTCGGCGAGACCGGCGGCAACGGTTTCCTCCGCTGACAGCCACGTTTCGGCGCGCATCTGCTCACGCCAGTGCCCCGCAGGCTTACCGGTGCGGTCCGCGTAAATGCTCGCGATGTTGTCACTGGTCTTATCGAGGAGCTTCGCGGTTTCGAGCATGTCGGCCGCGTTGCCGACGCACAGGCCGAATCCGTCGTGGATCATCATTGTCGAGTTGCGGGCCATGATGACCTTGCCGCCTGCCATCGCGATAACCGACCCGATCGACGCGGCGAGGGAATCAACAATGACGGTCACGTCACCGCGCTGCTTCAGGCTGTTGTAAATCGCGATGCCGTCGAAAACCTCGCCGCCGGGCGTGTTCAGGTGCAGCTCAATGGGCCCGGTGATCGCGGCCAGGTCCTTGATGAAGTCCTGGGCGGTCACCCCGAAGTAGCCGATCTCGTCGTAGATCATGACCTGTGCGGGGCCGTTGTCGCGGTTCTCGATGCGGTACCAGTCATTGCGGCCCTGGCGCAGGTTCACGATCTGCCGGGCGGTCCGGACACGGTTCATCGGGCACCTACCTTGTGGCCGTTCTGGTGGCCGTTCAGGCCGTAGCGGAGGGACCGGATCATCTGGTTGACCGCGTCGTCCGCCGGGGCCGCTGCGCCGTCCTCAGCGTCGGCAGGAGGCTTAGGTGCCACGGGAGCTGGCGGCGGCGCGGGGGCCTTGAATGACATGGCGGGCAGCCCGACGACCTCAAGGACATCGGCGGGGTCAAAACCGGCACCGACGAGAAGCTGCGCCGCTGCGGATTTCGCCGTGAGTTCCGCCGCGTCCTGTTCCCGGTTCGTCGGGACCGGTGTCACATAGTCGAATTCGACAGCCGCGCCCGTGGTCCCGAACATCGGCAGGAACTGCTCATTGAGCGCTGTTTTCCACCGGTCCAGGCGCGGGATAACCTGCCATGCGGCGAAAACTTCCTCACCGGTCTGCGCGTTGGCCCGGTTGACATCATCTGACACGCCGAGCATCACTTTGTGGATGCCGAAAACCTCGCGTATGACATCGCGGCCGAGTTCCCGGAGCGCGGTGAAATCCATGTCGCGCATCGACATCTGGTTCGGCACCCACGTCATGCCGCCTTCGAGGACAGCGACCCGGTGCGCCCGCGACACGCCGCGGTGTGTTTCCCGCCACCGGTTCGTAAGCGCGTTCCACTCGTCATCGTCGAGGGAATGGTCAACCTGGATAACCCCGGCAGGCTGTGCGCTGTTGATGAAGAAATTGCGGTTCCACTCGGCGCTGTACCGGGACGCGTCAACGTCAACGAGGATTGCCTGAATCGGGCCGAGGCCACGGTAAGGGTCCAGCGGGTTCGGGTACCTGACCTGGATGACCTCGTTAACTTCGAGAGGCACCTTTTCCCGGTCCGGGCCCGTGTAGACATAGCCCTTCAGGTACGACGCGGCGTCCGGGACTGGTTCCATCCGGTCCGCCCGCACCGGCCAGATACCAGTCGGGAACGACGCGCGGGAATCCCGCTCAATGACCCACCACGATTCGCCGGTCAGGTCAAGGGATTGCTGGCCGATTTCCATCAGGCCGGGCTGTGAGAAGAAACTGTTCGGCCGGTTCAGCACCGACAGCGCCTGGTGCTGAAGCACTTCCGTCCGCTGGTCCGACCCAACGTCCGTCGTCGCATACCTGACCCGGCGGTCCTGGTTTTTCCGGTACAACCGCCACTCGACCCGCGACACTGCGTTAGACAGCAGCGAAACGCACTGCCACACGGTGCCGACCGAGCCGAACGACCGCATGTACATTTCCTGGTCGTTCTGGCCGGGGAACAGCGGCACCCGTTCCATGGACGGGCTGGCGTACCGCACGGGCGGCGCCTGGCCGAGAATCCTGCCGATGAGGCTCCGGGTCACACGCCCCCGGTGAAGTGCCAGTCAAGGACCAGCAGCGACAGGCCGGTGACGATCAGCCCGGCCACGGCCGAGGCCAGGAAGCACCCTGCGTCGATAACCGCGAGGCCGGCGATGGTCAGCGCACCGCCGGCCGCGCGGCGGCTGAGGGGACCTGCGGCGCGGCCGGCGCGTGCGACAGCATCCACCAGGGCAGCAGCCAACGGCCGGCCAGGCCGGTGCCCAGTTGGCGCAGCTACAGCGACATAGCCCCCACGTATGGATGCGGCCGGATTCATAGATCCGGTCTATCCTTCAGATTACAGGCACATAACGGCCTTGTCACGTCAAGGTCACGGTTACGACACGCCGAGGGGGCATCTGACCGAGCCGCCGCGTCTCCGGGATGCCCGCGAACTCCTCGCCCCGGCGATCGAGGAAACCATCGACGCCCTGATGGACAAAGGACTTGGCCCCGAAGACGCCGCCGCAGTCAAACTCGCCCGGCGCTACGCCGACGTCATCGACACCCACAAAGACCAGGCATGGGCAATCCGGTGGATCGGCCCGCTGCTACTCGACGTCCTCGAATCCCTCGGCGCAACCCCCGCAGTAAGGGCGAAGCAGAAGGGGGGTCCAGTGCCGAATGGCGAAAACCGCCTCCAAGCGCTCCGCGCAGCTCGTCGGGCATGAACACCCCCGCCTGTTCACCCCCCCGCTGCGGCCCCTTAACCGCAAAACCAGCCGGGGATACGAGGTCGCCGAATTCGCGGAACTCATCGGTGAGCCGCTGCTGCCATGGCAGCGGTGGGCCGCGATACACGCAATGGAACTCAAACCCGGCGGCGGCTACCGGTTCCGCGTCGTCCTCATTCTCGTCGCAAGGCAGAACGGTAAGTCGCAACTCAAGCGCACCGTCTCCCTATGGCGCCTGTACATGGACGGTGCCCGCCTGGTACTCGGCTGCGCCCAGGACGTATCCCTTGCCCGTGAGCAGTGGAGCATGGCACTCGAAACCATCCACGCCTGCCCCGACCTGTCCGCCGAACTCGACCAGGTCCGCCGCGTCAACGGCGACGAATGGTGGAAGCTCGCCGGAGGCGGCCGGTACAAGATCGCGGCCTCCAACCGGCGGGCCGGCCGCGGACTGTCCATCGACGAACTCAACATCGACGAGCTGCGCGAGCAACGATCCTGGGACGCCTGGTCCGCTCTCTCCAAAACCACGATGGCCAGGGCCGACGCGCAGACCTGGTGCATGTCCAACGCGGGCGACGACGAATCCGTCGTCCTCAACCAGCTCCGCGACGCCGCACTGTCCGGCCGCGACCCGTCCATCGGCCTGTTCGAGTGGTCCGCCGAAGACGGCTGCGAACTCGACGACCCCGCCGCGTGGCAGCAAGCCAACCCCGGCCTCGGCCACACCGTCAGCGAAACCGCGATCCGCTCCGCGCTCGGCACCGACCCCCCCAACGTGTTCCGCACCGAAGTCCTGTGCCAGCGCGTAGACCAGCTCGACGGCGCGATCGACCTTGCGGCCTGGAAAGCGTGCGCCGACGCGGCAGGGACGATGTCAGGGCTGCGGGACCGCCTCGCAGTGTGCTTCGACGTCGCCCCCGACGGGCGGCACGCCACGCTCGCCGCAGCAGCGATGCTCGACGACGGCCGGGTCCGCACCGAAATCATCCGCGCATGGAAAACGACCGACGAGGCACGCGGGGAACTCCCCGCCCTGCTCGACCGGATCAAGCCGGCGGCAATCGCCTGGTATCCGACCGGTCCAGGGGCAGCATTCGCGCCCATGCTCCGGGCCCGGCACACCTCCGTGGAGCTAACCGGCGGCAAAGTCGCCGAAGCCTGCCAGGGCCTAGCCGACCTCGCACAAGCCCGGCAAGTCGTCCACGCCGCCGACCCGCTCCTAGACGCCCACGTAAGCGGTGCACAGAAACTCAGCGCCGCCGACGGCTGGCGGTTTACCCGCAGAGGAGGCGGCCACGTTGACGCCGCCTACGCAGCGGCCGGGGCGGTCTACGTGGCGCTGACAATGCCGCCTGCTAAGCGTGCACGCATCCGCATGCTCGTGGCCTGAACACGGAGGGTGACCAGCCCGGATGGTCACCCGGCACCCTCCGCACACGGGGAGGGAAAAACACCGGCGGCGGCTGTGGGCCCGTTGCACTTCGCTGGACTTTTACCCCCCCTACGGAGCGTGACGACGCTGTGTGACGGGTGGCAGGGAGTGCCAGGCATGGTCGGAGTTCCTACCCCCCATGTGGGGTCTTCCATTACCAGTTGGTTCGTGGCCTGGGTTCAGGATCGTGTTGTGCGTAGTGTGCACGGGATTCGGCTGATGTTTTGACTGCGTGGCAGACACGGCAGATGGCTTGCAGGATGGTGTGTTCTGGGTCGTTGGCGATGCCTATGACGTGGTCGGCTGTGTTGGCTTTGCCGAGGCATCCTGGCCCGTTTACTTCGCATTGGTAGCGTGCGCGTTGCAGTGCTGCTTTGCGTGCTCGTTTCCATGCGGGCGCGTCATATGCGGGGTTGTGTCCTTGCCAAGGCACATGCCTCCTGTTGTGCAGAACGACCCGTCACAAGATGGCTTGTGACGGGTCGTTCTGTGGATACCCCTTGTTCATGGTATCGGGTTCAGGGCAGGATTCCGCCTCGCCATGGGACGGGGTTCTGTGCGTGGTCTTCGGTGATGATGTCGCCGAGTTCGGTGTGGGTTTCTGCGGTGTGGGTTTTGCCGTTGTCGAGGCGGCGTGCGTACCAGGTGCTGCGTTCGTAGTAGATGCGGTAGAAGTCGCTCCACCGGTCGCGGAGCTGGCCGAGCCTGCGGTGCAGGACGATGACGGGGTCATTCTCGGGGTCGGGGTCAATGCCGGTCTGGGTGTCCATGGCGATATCAAATCATGCTGTGGCATACCGTGGCACCCCTGAGGGTGACTTGATCTTCGCAGGTCAGGCCTCCGTAGCGTGTATGCCGTGGTAGAGCGTGGTACGCCTGTGCCCCCGTCGCGGCAGATAGCGGGGTTCCTGCGTGCCCGGATCGTGTCGGGTGAGCTGGGGCCTGGTTCGCCGTTGCCGTCGATCGTGTCGTTGTCGCAGGAGTACGGGGTGGCGACGAACACCGTGAGGAAGGCTCTGCGGGTCCTGCGTGATGAGGGCCTGATTGAGTCTGTGCCTGGTTACGGGACGTTCGTCGCCGCCCGCTGATGGCGTGTTACGACCGTTCGTAGAAGATGCTGAATAGCAGGAGTACTGCTACTACGAATTTGAGGTCTGCCGGGATGTTGTGGAGGAAGCAGAGCAGGAGGACGACCCAGACCGCGTCCACGAGCGCGCGGAGAATTTTCATGCTGGTTACCACCATCCGTAGAAGATGCTGAGGAGCAGGAGTACTGCTACTACGAATGCGCCGACTACCGCTGTGGCTACGACGCAGCCGAAGACGGCGGGGCCGAGTCCGTCGTCGTCTCTCATGAGGTGATGAACCGGATCGCGAGTCCTGCGCCGCTGGTTCCTATGGCTAGGCCGAGGATCGCGTATAGGACGTTCATGCTGCTGCCTCCGTGGTTGTGTAGCCCTTCCGGGCGCATTTCGTGCAGTTCCACTGCCCGGACGCCGGGTCAGCGACCGAGTGTTTCGGGCAGATCGGGTCTTTGCAGTGCTGGCATGTTGTCCATGCGGCGGATGGGAACCGTTTGGGTCCTCCGCAGCGTGCGCAGTGGTGGAGGCGGCCCATAACGCGGCCATCTTCCGCGCGGCGGATTTGCGCTGGTTGACGCGGCTGCGGATCGCGTGGGCGTATTCCCAGCCGGGGCCGCGTCGTCCGCCTGCGTGGCTGTAGTGGCCGCGTGGGGTTTCCCAGTCGAACCAGAGTTCGCGGGCGTGGATGCGGGCGAACATGAGCCTTGCGGCGTAGGTGGAGTAGATGAGGCCGAGTTCGCGGGCTGCGGCTGGAATGTCACCGTTGTGCTGGGCGAAAACTTGCAGGGTTTCCTGGTCGCGTTCGCTGAGCGCCCAGTACACCTGTTCCGTTGCGAGCCGTTCGTCTACGGGGTCGGCTGGGGATGTGTCCGGGTGGTTTCCTGGTCCCCAGTAGACGGCGAACCGGTGACCTGTGCGCGTGGTCGGGTATATGCCATGGTGGCGTTTTTCGGCTTCGGCTGCGGCGTTGATTTCTTTGATGCCAGCGTTGATGAGGTCCAGGCGCGCGGGCGGGAGAATCGCTTCGGCGAGGAGCATGATGATGCCGTCGATGGCTTGCTGGTGACGGTCCTCGAATGGGAACAGCCTGGTGGATGTGATTCTTGCCGCGAGCGTGGCTACGTCTTCGACGCCTGCCCAGGTGTACCCCCATGGCAGGCGGTTATTGAGGGTTTCCCTCACATGCCTCCGGTTGGAGTGGCTGCGGTGAGCCATTGGAACGTTGGGATTTGCTCATCTGTGAGGGGGCGTCCAGGTGAGTATCGGAGTGGTTTCCATCCTGGCCGGGTGGCCAGGGTTTGCTCTGCGATCCTTTCGGCTCTGGTGTTTATCCAGGGTTGGAGTTCCGCGAGGTGCCTTGGACAGAAAGGCGGGGCGGTGTCTTCGGGGTGACCGAGGCATTGGCCGGTGTCGGTGTGCCAGCGGCAGCGGTCAGGCATGTGCCTCCTCGGTGGTGTGCTGGGTGTAGTCGAGGTCGATGAGGCATGCGGCGTGTATCCATCTGGCGTAGGTGGTGTCGCGTTTCGCGATGAGCTGGCCGACGTTGACGAGCCGGTGGCAGGCAGGGCAGGTGCCTGTCTTGCGGGCTTTCATTACCCGGGTCACATGCCTCCGTGGCGGTATCGCACTGCGGTGATCGCTGTCAGCGGTCCGGCGATCATGTCGCCGTGTTCAGTTCGGAAGCTGAATCCGATCGCGCAGACTCCGGAGTTACCGCCGCCGTGGAGGAGTTCAAAGGCGTGACGTCGGCGCGCTTCGCCGGTTGGGTACCAGATGAATTCGTAGCTGTCGAGCGCAAACGATGTTTTCGCCACGGTGTACCAGTGCCCCGTGATCAGCACTTCGGACACGTGGTCGATGTCGATAGCAAGGCTCATTGGTTACACACCTCCGTGTTGGCGGATCAGTCCGAGTTTCACTGCCATGTAAGCCCTATTGCCAAAGGTGTTGTTGCACTGGTCGTAAAGGTCGTGCTTGTCCACGCAGCGGGCGCAGATAACGCGGCGCAGCACCCCCGCGAGCATCCAGTGCGTTGCGGTGCTGCCTATGCAACGCCCGCAGAGAGCGCAGTCGAGCGGCGGAATAGATGTCACAGCTTGACCCCCTTGCGGCGCAGAACGATACTCGGACGCCCGGCACCTGTGTGCTGGCCGGGGCCGCGTTCGTAACCGGATGCGAGCAGGACGCCGATGGTCTGCTCGACCTCGTCGCGGGGCGGGTTGCCGAGGACTCTGAACACTTCCGACCTGTTGAGCCCTTTACTGCCAGCGGTATCTACGGCGGCGGCGAGACGCGCAGCTTTCCCTGTTGCCTGGGTAGTGGCACCGAGGAGGAACCTGGCTGAGTCTGCGCTGTACCGTATGACCGCAGCAGCTGACACGAGATCCGACTTGCTGGCGCAGTCGCGACCGTCCAGCACGGCATACAGGGCAGCTATACGTCGGCACATGGGCTGGACGCGGGAAGCGAAATCGGCCCACCTTTCGTCCGTATTCATGCCTTCGATAAGGCTGTCGTACAGCTCGTATGTCCATACGTCGGCGGCTTCGGCGGTGAGGCCGACTTCGCCGACGTGGCGGGCTGCCGCAAGCGCGCGGCCTAGGCGGTCGCCCAGATCCGCGACAACAGCGGCGGGGATAGGCGCAGGCAGCGGAAGGGACCGTGCGTGTTCGACGTAGCAGATCAGGTACCGGTTGTACGTGCCGCCTGCCTCGTCAGCGTCCGACAGGCGGCGCAGGAACTCCCTTGGTGAGATGTGAGCGTGGACGCTTACGTGGGCGCCCGTTGCGACGACTGGTGTTTTCGTGATGCAGGAGACGCGATCCTCGCCGTCCCAGAGCTGGCGCAGGACCTGAAACAAGATGCTTCCCTCACGGCCGGCCCGGGCCATTGTGGCACCGAACTCGGATTCGACAAAGAGGGCCCGGTTACTCCTGGCTGGCTCCTGTGCCTCGATTTCTCTGTCCGTGAGGTCGCGGACGGATTCAAGGACGCCTTCACCGCTGCTCATGCCGCTGGTCACGATGTTGGCAAACTCTGGGTCGGCGCGGCGCAGGAAAACCCATGCTGCGGATTTCGCCTGCCCTTTCGCGCCGAGAGCCGTCCGGCCGACGAGCATGCTCCAGATCAGGAGCGGGTGGCGGTCGTTGCCGACCTGGACGTGGGGGCCGCGGTTGACGAGCGCACCGCAGCCGGTCAGCAGCGCGGCGAGGATGCCGACTGGTGCCGCTTCGGTGGACTCATGAGTGGCGTCGACGATCTCGCCGAGGATGCCGGCGAACATGGCCGGGTCGGCTGCTGGCGGTGCGGTCTGCGGGGGGGTCGCGGTGTCCTTAACACTCACACGACCTTCTTTCCTGGGTAGTCACCTGGCCGTGGCTTGCCGAAGTCTTCGCGGAGGCCGTTCCAGGTGATCAGGTGCTGCCGCAGGTCCGTGACGATGCCGTGCTGTGCCGCCTTGACGGTGAGCACGCCGTCTGTGAATCCGCGTTCGTATTCGCCTTCCACGGATGCCCGCCCACGTTCGTAGGCGGCTGCCTCGGCTGCCCGGAGCCACGCGGACCACTGGTCGCGTTCGTCGCTGAGGGCCAGGAAATCGCCTGTGACCTGCGCTGCTGTGCGCAGCGCTGAGATGTCAGCGCCTTGTGTTATCGTCGTCATCGAGGTTCGTGCCCTTCACGTTCGGTGTCGCTTGAAGGGTTGGTCCCGGGTCGCTCGCGTGGTCGCACACTGCGTGGGTGGCCCGGGACGTGCTTTTTCTGCCGCTTTCGCGGAGTCATGCGCTAGCTGCTGGCCTGTCCGCGTGCTCGTCGAGCCATGCGCGGAGGTCGTCTTCCAGGTACCGGCGTGCGCCGCCGACTTTGATGCTGCGTGGTGGCAGGCCGCCGCCGGGGACGCCTCCTTGGGCGTTCCACTTCCGGAGGGTCTGGTAGGAAACGCCGATGTATGTGGCGGCTTCCCGGCTCGACATAGTGCCCGTGCCCATAGCTACCTCTGCTTCTTCTTGTAGCCCCGGCGGTTCCATCTGGTCGCCATCTGGGCTTGTTCGGTGTCGATCTGTAGCCGACTTTAGGGGCTAGTGGTTCTGGTGTCAAACAGGACCCCGGAAATTAGTTACGGTTACGGCATGAAACCAGGCGAGGCAGCTCAGCAGGCCAGTGATGTTGCTGGTGAACGCATCCGGATAGCCCGTGAGAGACGGGGCTGGTCGCAGGCGCAGCTAGCGGCAGCATGCGCGACGGCTGGTGCGCCAGAGCTAACCAAGCAAGTGGTCGGCACGATCGAGCGCGGGCGGCGCAGTAAGGACGGCACCAGAACCCGGCTGCTCACCGTGGAGGAGGTGATCGCGTTCGCGGCCGCGCTGGCCGTTCCGCCGGTGTGGCTGCTCACCCCGCTGCATCAGCGGACTTCGGTGAAGGTGACCGAGACGAGGGATGCGCTTGCCCCGTACGCGCTTGAGTGGTTCATCGCCGACGAGGTCGCGCCGCCGTGGAACCCGGGCGCTGCTGATCTCAGGTCGTGGCGTGACGCGCGGGCCGACGTGATCCTGGTCCGTGCTTACATGCGGGCGGTTGCGAACATCCGGGACCTGATGCGGGCCAGCGCGGGTGTGCGCGCTGCCGTGGGGGCTAAGGCGGTCGAGCGGCTAGAGGCTGCGGAGGCGGCGTTGTGGGCGCGGAGCCTGGTGCCGGCGGAGCTGCCCGGCGATGTGGCCGACCAGGCCGCCGCGTGGAGCGCGAACGTCAGCGCTGAATAAATTCGGAATAAATTCGGAATTGATTCGGAGGGTGCTGGGACATGTTTTCGCAGGTCACAGCACGATTCCGGATTAATTTCTTTAATTCGGGGACTTCTGCGGACCTGGGAGGAAATATTTTCCTTAGTCCTCTTAGAGCCGATGTCCGTTTTGTCATAGTATGTCCCACTCAAGCTTCCTTCTACTACTAGCTAGGCTTCTCTGCTTCTAGAGTGCTGAAACGGGCAAATCATGACGGTTTATGACAAGTGGCACAAGACCCATCCCCTTGCTGCTGAAGTTCGTTGCAGCGATCACCGGAAGGTGCCCACGGCCGGGCACGGCAGAGGGAAGCGGTGGCAAGTCCGCTACCGCGACGAGGCAGGCGCGCAGAGGTCCCAGAACTTCGACCGGCAAGGTGACGCGCAGCAGTTCGACGCGAAAGTCCAGCGCGAGCTGGCGACGGCCGGTTACATCGACCCGTCGGCCGGCAAGGTGACCGTGGCGGATTACGCGCTGGGCCGGTGGCTGCCCGCGCAGTTGCACCTGCGGCCCAACTCGGCGGAAACCTACCGGCTGCACCTGCGGACACACATCGTTCCCGCGATCGGCAAGCGCCCGCTGTCGTCACTGCGGCGGCGCGACATGGAATCGCTCGTCGCGGCGTTGTCGGCCAGCCTCGCGCCGTCCACCACCGGGACGGTGTTCTCAGTGCTGCGGGCAATGCTCGGCGCGGCGGCTGATGACCGCCTGATCGCGGTCAACCCGTGCCAGAGGGTGAGGCTGCCGCGCGTCGAGAAACGCGTCGTCGTGCCGCTCCCCCGCGATCACGTCCTGGCGCTCGTGCGCGCCATGCCGGGCCGGTACCGGCTGGCCGTAGTTCTTGCAGCGATGGCAGGACTCAGGGAAGGTGAGGCGCTCGGGCTGACCGTCCCCTGCGTGGACTTCCTGCGCCGCAGGATCAAGGTCCAGCGGCAGTCTCAGGGCCGGGAACTGGCGCCGCTGAAGACCAGGGCGTCGATGCGGACGGTCCCGGCCGACGACATGGTCCTGACGGAGATCACGGAGCACATGCGGGCGTTCCCGCCGGGTGACCATCAGGTGATCATCACGGCACCGGGCGGGCGTCCTCCGGGGCGGTCGGCGTTCGGGGATGCGTGGCGCGGCGCGGTTGCTGCGGCCCCGCGTGTGCCGAAGGGCACGCACTTCCATGATCTGCGGCACTTCTACGCGTCGGTGCTGATCGCGGCGAACCTGAATCCGAAGGTGATCCAGTCGAGGCTCGGTCACGCGACGATCTCGGAGACGATGGACACCTACGGGCACCTGTTCCCGGACTCTGAGGAGCTTGGCCGGGGGACGTTCGACACCCTGTTCCGGGACGCTGATGTGCACGGATTGTGCACCGGCAAGACGGGGTCCTGATGTCGGCGCAGGTCAGCGAGCGGGCGGTGGGTGAGCCGGCCTGTAGGCCGGGTTCTGTTACCCCCGGTTCCGGGGCCTGCGGGGGTTCCAAACTGGTACTCGAAACAGGCACCTTGACGTGCATCAACCTGTGTCTATCTGTTCCGGGCTGGCGTCACCCTGTTGTGCACGCGATGTGCACCGGGCTTGACCCGGTTCCCTGGGGGCCAGGATTCCGCAGAAGTCCCCGAATTAAAGAAATTAATCCGGTCGGCCCGCCGAAAGTGCCGCTGACCTGCGGCGATGCCGCGCCTTCAGGCTGCCCGGGCGTCCGAATCAATTCCGAATTTATTCCGAATTAATTATCCCGGGCGGTAGCGCGTGGCCGGATCTGGTTCCAGGTTGACACTGCCGGGGCGACCGTCTACTGTTGGCTACAGATCGACACCGAACCAGCGGTATCGGAGTCAGTTCGGAACCGGGTCCGCCCTTCGTATGAGGCAGGACGGCCCCAACGAAAGCGCCCCCCGGCGGTGCGTAAACACCAGCCGGGGGGCTACGGGCCCAGACCTACAGGAGAGGTCGAGAACCTTGAACGATCGTAACGGACCCCCCCCAGGCGACGACGGCGACACGACGTTCCGGAACACAGACCGGTTCATCGACAACCTGCTACTGCGGAACCAGCCCGGCACCGAGTTCAACGTCGTGATGGCCGCGCAGCACACCGACACCCTGTTTGAGATCATGACGAGCCACACCGACGATGTGCACCCCAATGACATGTCCCCCGGCCAGCTCGCCCGGTACACCGAGGTCGTTGGCCTGTCGGGTCTCGCGTCGGCTGCGCTGGCGATCCGTGACCAGCTCGTCGAGGCGAACCAGATCGCACGCGACGACCTGGCGCTGCGCCGCCGCGAACTTGCCGCGTTCCGCCTTCAGGCACTGCTGGCCCTGAACGGCGCGCAGGTCCGGACGGAGGCCACGCCATGACTATCACGTGGCCCGAGCGCCGCCCGCGCCGCACCGCGTCATGGATCCGTGCGTGGCTTGCCGCGCACCCGCAGCCCCCGGCGCTCCCGGATTTCTGGATGTGCAAGTGCTGGACTCTCGCCAATCTCGACGGGCGGTGCACGTGCCCGGACCGGCCGGAGGGTCACCCTGGCCCGCGGCGGCGGCTGCTCGGCGTTTCCCGTAACACCGGAGGGTGTGAAACTGCATGACCGCGTTCCTGGTCGTCGCGCTGGTGGTGCTCGCCGCCCGCGCCATGGGGCCGAAAGGCTGGGCTGTCCTCGGCGCGGCGGCCGGGTTCGCTGTCGCAGTCGGTGCCGCTCACGGGCATGCGCCCGAGTTGCTGTCTGGTGCCGTCCTCGCCGCTGTCACAGTCGCGGCGGGGACGGCGGCCCTGGTCGGGCTGCTGCACCGCGCGGTGGTGATCGCATGACCGGGGACCGGTCCAAGCGGGCCGCTACCGCAGCCGTCGTCGTCGCTGTCGCCGCGTTCGCCGCCGTGCAGTCCTACTCCCACATTTACGACCTGGCGCGCGGCCACGGGCAGCGTGGCGCTGTCGGGGCCCTGGTGCCGTTGTCGGTGGACGGCCTGATCGTCGCCGCCACGCTGGTGCTGTTGCAGGACCCGGCGCCGAAGGTCCTGGCCCGGTTCATGCTGTGGACCGCGATCGGCGCGACCGTCGCCGCGAACGTCATCTACGGCCTGGGTTACGGGGTCCTCGGCGCGCTGATTTCCGCGTGGCCCGCGTATGCGTTCATCGGCGGTGTCGAGATGGTCGTCGGGCTGACCCGGCGTGCCCGGCGCGTACCCGAGGTCGTACCCGCCGTACCTGCAGCCAGTAACGAGCTGCCCGCGCACCTGGCCGACGCGCAGCAGCAGTTCGCCGGGGACATCGCAGCCGGGGTGGTCCCGCCGATCCGGCGTATCCGCTCCGTGCTCGGCGTGGGCCAGGTCAAGGCCACCGAGGTACGCGCGCACCTGAACGAACTTGCCAGTACCCGCTAAGCCCCCGGGCCGGGGCCAATCCGAGAAGACGACCCCCGGCCCGGGTTCCACTCCCGAAGGAGGAAACTGATTATGCCGGAACCACAGAACGGGCAGGTCATCGCCCTGCCCGCTGCCGAGGTGCAGACTGACGCCGAGTTCACCGACGCTGCGCCCCCGGTGTACCTGGACGCGACCGGGGACCGTGAGGGCAAGCGGCTGCCGGTCATCCCGCCGGACTGGCAGCGCGGGAACATCCGGGGCACTGTCGGCCAGCACGCAGCGCTGCACTGGCACCGGACCCGGTTCCACGGGCTGCGTATCCCGGCGTACCTGACCCGGGCCCTGGCGTACTCGGTGCGGGGTGCGGTGCTTTACGCGCGGAGCCTCATGGCGTGGTGGCACTGGACGGATGGGTGGCGGCTGGAGTCCGTCGCGGTCGCCGCCGGGCGCGCCGGGCACAGCGACGCGATGCGAGCCCACACGGAGGGCAAGAAGACCCGTGCGGCCCGTGGCCGGATCGTCGGCGGCTGCGCGGCCGGGGTCCTGGCCGTGCTGCTGGCTGTCGCGGCGTATGCGCCGTGGCAGGTGTGGCCTCTCCTCGGTGCCGTCCTTTTCGTGGTCCTGGTCCGCCACGGGCGGCCCGCCGGGAAGCCGCTGATCCGCCCTGCGGTCATCCCGCCGAGGTATGAGCCGCCGACCCCGGAAATCATCACCCGCGCCCTGGCCAGCCTCGGCATCCCGAACATCAACCAGGCGGTCAAGGACGGCGGGAAGATCGCGTTCGTTTCCGATGTCCACCGCGACGGGCCGGGCTGGGGGGTTCAGCTTGACCTGCCGTTCGGCGTGACCGCAACGCAGATCCTGGGCCGCCGGGAATCCCTCGCGTCGGGGCTGCGCCGCCCGCTGTCGGCGACGTGGCCTGCGCCGGTCCACCACGAGCACGCGGGGCGGCTGGAACTGTGGATCGGGTTCCACGACATCAGCAAGGCCAAGCCTCCGGTGTGGCCGCTGCTGAAGTCCGGTGAGGCGGACGTGTTCGGGCTGCTGCCGTTCGGCACGGACCCGCGCGGCCGGATGGTCGCGGTCCCGATGTTCGAGGTCAACTGGCTGATCGGTGCCGCGCCTGGCCAGGGGAAGACAGCGGCGGTGCGTGCCCTGGCCTGCGGTGCGGCGCTCGACCCGCTCGCTGAGATGTGGATTCACGAACTGGCCGGCAAGGGTGACCTTGAGCCGCTCGCGAAGGTGTGCCACCGGTACACGTCGGGCCTGGATGACGAGTCGGTCGGGTACGCCGCTGAGTCCCTGCGGATGCTCCGCGCCGAGCTGGACCGCCGGTCGGTGTCGATGAAGAAAATGCCGAAGGAGGCGAAGCCGGACGGGAAAGTCACGCGTGACATGGCGGCCCGGCGCAGCCTGCGGCTGTACCCTCTCGTCGCCGTTTTTGACGAGGCACAGAACCTGTTCATGCACCCGGAGTTCGGCGCGCAGGCCGGCGAGGACGCCGCGTATGTGATCCGGCTCGGCCGGGCCTACGGGATCATCGTGATCCTGGCCACGCAGCGCCCCGATAAGGATTCGCTGCCGACCGCGATCCGGGGCATTGTCACGGCCCGGTTCTGCCTGAAAGTCCCTGACCAGGACACTAACGACATGATCCTGGGGACCGGGGCGTACAAGTCGGGGTACAACTCGGCGGTGTTCCGCGCGAAGACCGACGCGGGCCTGGGGTGGCTGAAAGCGGAGGGTGACCCGCAGGTCGTCCGGACTTACTACCTGGACCTTGATGCGACGGAGAGGGTTGCTGTGCGGGCCCGTGCGCTGCGCGGCGCCGCTGGCACCCTGACCGGTTACGCGCTCGGTGAGGACGACCAGGCGGCGGCGCAGGACGTCCTCGCCGATGTGCTGCATGTCTTCGGCACCGACGAGGGGCTGCACTGGGAGCTGCTCGGCGCGCGGCTCGCCGCCGGGTTCCCTGACCGGTGGGCCGGTGCGACTGGTGATTCGGTGTCGGCGTCGGTGCGGGCGTTCGGGGTGCCGTCGGTGGACGTGAAGAAGCTTGGCCGGGTCCTGAAGGGCTGCCGCCGCGCCGACGTCGAGGGGGCCCGGCAGTGACTGGGGAGGGTAGCGGCAGGCCGGCGAAAGGTAGCGCTGCCGCTACCTCCCCTGACCTGCGGAAACGTGATCGGGCCGCTACCGGTAGCGGCGAGGCCCCCGCTGTGACCTGCGCGGTAGCGGAGGTAGCGGCTGCCCGCAGGAACACCCCTGGCGGCCGGTCACTAGGGAACCATGCTGGCGGCCCCCCCTGTGAAAGGTGGACGGAGGGCCCATGGTCTTCAGGTCAGAGGACGACCACGACTACCGGGCATGCGGCGACGAGGACTGCCCCCGGTTCCCGTGCCGTGTCTACAAGGAAGGCGTGGCCGATGGTTACTGGATCGGCCACGCCGCCGGGTTCGCGGAAGGGTATGACAAGGGGTTCCCGGACGGCCAGGCGGCGTGCCCGCGCCCGCATAGGTGAGGTGACGGCATGACGGGCGTCCTGCTCGCCGCCGGGTTCGCGGTGGCCTACGCCTTGTTCGTCCTGGTCCGCCCGACGAAGGTGTGCCCGCGCTGCCACGGCACCATGCGCGTGGTCCGTGGCACGCGAATCCGCCCGTGCAAATGCAAGAACGGGCACGTTTACAGGTTCGGTGCCACGGCTGTGCACCGGTTTTTCTGGTCGATCAAGGAGAGGTAACACGATGCCCGTCTTCAACAACCCGCGCCAGGCCATCATCATCGAGGGTGGTAGCCGTGTCCCCGTGGGCTTGCTGGCCGGGGTTGCTGCCGTGGTCGCTGCGGGCTTGTTCCTGCTGGCGCACCTGGTGTTCATCGCGGTGAGCGCGGCCGGCATCGGGCTGGTCACCTTGGGGTCGGTGCTGTTCCTGAAGCGGTTCACGATCGTTGAGATGCCGCTGGCCGCGCAGCAGCGGCAGCCGACCCTGCGGGTCCGCGCGGTGATGGTCCCGCGTAAGGTCGCCGCGCCGGATGCACGCGCAGCACTCGACAACGCGCGCAGTAGCCGTATAGTGACTCCTGGTATTGTCATCTCGGCTGGGGGGAACTGCGGGCCAGGTTGCGAGCCGCCCGCAGTTCCCCGCACACGACCTCGAATACCCCTACCCTGTGATCACCGGGGGCACCAGCGCAGGGGAGATCACACCATGAGGTTCTACGGCCCGAGGATCTACCAGCGTGGCCCGAAAATCGGCGGAATCCGCACGATCTTGTGGTCGGCCAGCGTGACCGCCGGGAAGCCGAAGCGCGGCCGGAAAGCAGCGACCCCGGCGGCCCGCGACACGATCAGGCGGATACGCGACGACCAGCGCTGACTACCGTCACCCGGTCGCGAACGCCCCGGCGGCGCTGACCGTCGTTGAGGACGTGATCGTGGCGCTGTCAGCCAGGCTCAGCAACCGGAACAAGCCGCTGCTGTCCACACGCCACAACCCCCACGAACCACCGGTGCTGTAAGCACCGTAAGTGTTGGCCTGCGGCAGGCAGTCGGACGGGAACGTGCACACGTCAGTGTCGGCGAGCGCGTCCCCGCTGCCGCCCGTCAGCGTTGACCCGGAGTAGGTGACGGCAAGCTGCCACGCTGTTATGCCACCCGCCGTGTAGGCGTTGAAATACGAGATGGCGAAGTTCGTTGCGGCGGTCGGCGTGGTGCCCAGCTCTACGGGCGTGAAGTCGTTCAGGCGCGCGGCGGTGATTTTCATCCCGGCAAGCCATGTAGTCAGATGCAGCCTCCTTAGATTGAGACGATCGCCGGGTGGGCGAGGCTCAGGTCGTCCCCTGCGCTGTGGGCTTTGGCGACACCGTTGACGGCCCGGGTGACGGTGAACGTCTGCGGCCCTGAGCCGCTGATAGCGGTCACCGTCATCTCCTCGCCGCCGACGGTTACGTCGAACGGCATTTCGGCGCTGTCTGTGGTCCACAGCGGCCCGGAGACGACGGTGACGCTGATTGCCGTTGCGGTGCTCGAGCATCCCAGGTGCAGCCGTGACTCGTCGGTGTCCGCGTGGCCGAATACGGCGTCTTCGACGATGCCGATGTCGTAGGGGCTGGCCGGGATGGTGTTCTGCCCGGCGGTGAACAGGAACGTCCCGATGGTTTCGGTGAACCCGGCGGCGAGCTGGTCGATACCACCGGGCGGGAGCCACGCGGGGGTGTTGGCGACCTGGACGCGGTCGCCAATGTCTGCGGCCTGGATGTCCGCGAGGATCGCGGCGACTTCAGGCCGGGCAAGTTCCTCGGTGATCACGGGGTAACGCGGCTCGTCAACGGTGCCGAGGTGCAGCCGCCACCCGGCGGCGTCGCCGAGCTGGCCGTCGGATGCGAGGTTTTCCGTGACCTGGGTGTCGTACCGGCCGACACCGTCTGGTGGGGCGAGGACGGAGAGGGTGCCGGTTTCCTGCACCTGCCGTGAGGAGGACCCGTCAGCGTTGGAGACGGTGACGTCGTTGATGGTCCGCTGATCGTCGTCTTCGGGTTCGAGGTCCCCGGCAAGCTGCGCGGCGGTGTAGTCGAGGACGACCGCGGCGTCCTGGTTCAGCAGGGATGCCCTGGTGCGGTACCCGAGGGAGAGGGCTTGCCTCGGCTCGAACAGCATCCCCTGGTCGGCGGTTTCGCATTCTTGCAGGAGCGCGGCGAGGGTCTGGATTCCCTGAACGCCCATGGCGACGCTGTCGTCGGGTGGGCCGATGAGCCGTCCGTCGATGCTTTCCTCAAGGCAGAGGCGGTGGAACCGGTTCCCGGCGGTCTCCCCGGTCCATGCGTTCAGCGGGTCGAGGAGGGTTGTCAGGCTTTCCCACAACGGTTGCACGCTGATGTGGCCGATGGCGGCGTTCGCGATTGTCGTGGACGGGTTGATCGTTACCTTGGTTACGCGGCCGATCGTCGAGTCGGCCACGGTGTTGCCGATGCTGACGGCAGCACCCGCCCCGGTTTGCAGGGTGGCTACTGCCCAGGACAGCCCGCTGCCGTCGGGCCGCAGTTCCACCGACACGCGGACATTGATGCCGTTCAGCCCGAACGGGCCGGTGCTGCTGGTAAACAGGCTGCCGCCGTCGCTGTCGTAGCCGTGCAGCGTCATGCCGCCGCCGCTGTTGTAGACCAGGTCGAGGGTTTTGATTGTGCCTGTCGTCTGGATCCGGCAGATGACCGCGCCGTTCGTGGTCCCCGCCGGGCCGACAGCGAGGAGGAACCTGACGATGGCGCTGGGCCCGCTGTATGTGGGGACCGCGCCGATGAGGGTTGCGTTCTGGAGTCCTGGTAGCGCGTCCGAGCACGCGAATGAGGTGTCGGACGCGAGTTGCGGCTTGCCTGAGATTTTCATTGCCGGGCCGCCGAGCGCGGAGGCTATCGACGTGGCCCCGGTCATGTCCTCGCAGGGCCAGTACGCCACGGGTGCGATGGTGCCGGTCTCGCGGACAAGGGACCGGTACATGGCGCTGTTGAGGGGGCTGCTGCCCTGGCCTACGCGGCGCAGCACCCCGGATGCTTCGGCGTTGACGTAAACGTCGCTGCCGGTGGAATCCCACCGGGCCGGCCAGGATGCCATTTCGCCGTGGAACCGGTAGTCGCGGTCTGAGAGTTCCGCTGTGCCGTTCATGGTCCATGTGTTCGACTGGGCGTCGGTGAACGACCCGGCGCCTGCGGTTTGCGCGGTGAAATCCGGTGACGCTTTCGCGGTACCCCCGATTCCGGAGAGCATCGTGAATGAGTAAACGCGGCCCTGGATCGAGGAGCCGATACCGGGGCCATAACCGATGGCGACTGGTGCCGTGGAATCAAAGATGCTTGTGGATCCGGACCCGGCGATGACGTCCCCTAGTTGCGTCCATGTGGTCGTGCCACCGGGTGCGGTGTAGAACGTTACGTCTCCGCTGGTGGTGTTCAGGGTGACGCGCAGCACGAACCGGCCCGCGTATGGGATCGCCACGGTGGACCTGGCGTCGTGCGCGGTTGACAGGGTGCCATCGGTGGTGTGCCGGAAAAGAATCGTCCCGTCGCTCTGCGACAGGATGTACCAGGACCGCTCATTGCCGGTACTGAGGTATTTGGCGGCGAGCATAGACGACCAGTACTGGGTGAGGCGCATGTCGATGCGGATATCAATGCTGCCCGTGATGGACAACCCGGCGGTATCAGGGGCGGATACGGAACTGACGTTGTCGTCTTCCATGCGGAGGTACACCGACCCTGCGCCCATCGAAAGCCGCAGGGGGGTGTTCTTGCCGATCAGCCCGTAATAAGCGCCGAGAGGGTTGCGGAGGCTGAACCGGCCGTCCCGGTTGTTGACGGTGAAGTCAGCGACGGCCGGGTTGACCTGGGACGCCTCGTCGGGCCGGCCCCGGGTGATGGCGACGGGGTCGCGCTGGTAAACGTATGAGGAAATGTCGGTCCACGCGCCGTTCATGAGCAGTTCGGCGCGCGGCTGGATGATCGCGTTGACCGCAGGGTCGGTGTCGTATGTGTCGGAATACAGGTCGGAGTAAGGCAACGGGTGCGCCCCCTATTCCAGGTAGGCGTAAAAGAGGTAGTTGCCGGCTGAACTGATCGAGGACATGGTGTCCCCGACAGACGGCGGCGTTGTGCGGCCGGTGGATGAGGTACCGGCGAATACCGCCGGACTTGAGATGCCCGTTCCGATGGAGATCCCAGTAGCGAGGGCCGGGGTTGCCCCCGTGAATGTTGGCATCGTGCCGGACGTTTCAGCGACCATCACCCCGGCGTAGTAGATCCCTGAATACTGGGTGATCGCTGACGCGGTGAACGACAATGGGTATCCGGTGCTCACCGCGCCCCAGACGGTCGTGGCGTCGGTCTGGTCGGCGGTTACCGCAATGACTTTCAGGTTGTTGTCGAGCAGCACATACCACCCGTGGGTACCGCCGGTTTTCGCGGTGGTGTTCGTGAAGAATGTTGCTTTCTTCACGGTCACCCCGGCCTGGATGCCGATCGCGGTGACGTACAACGTGCCCGAGGTCAGGGTGGACAGCGCGGTTGTTGCCCTGGTCCTGGGCATTGTCGCTGCGACCGCCGGGACGGGGTGCGTGTAGTTGTCCTGCTCGCCGCCGAGGTACTGCAACGTCTGGACCGGTTGCAGTGGTGTTGTTGCTGCACTGGCGAACTGGCCCCCGGCGTAACCGGTGACCTGGGGGGCGATTGTCAGGTCCGTTGCTGGTGCGGCGTCGTGGATGAGGGCCGTGGCGGCGTTGAGCATGCCGCTGCCCAGCCTGACCGAGTCAGGGAGCCCCGGGCCGGTGCCGGTTGATGCGGTGGCGATTGCGTATTCGGGGGAGCCGCCGCTGGCCCACACGGTTGCAACGAAAACGTTGACGTTGTCGAGGACAACGTTGTTGCGGCCGGTCACGCTGATCGCCGCGTAGCCGCCGCCGCCGGAACCGGCGTTCTGCCCGTCGCCGTCGAGGGTCATTCCGGAGACGATGACGGGGGCCCGGAGGGACTGCCCGGTCACCGAGCTGTTGATGATGTTCAGGCCGTTCTGGTTGTTGCCTTGCGTGCCGCAGCCGATCAGCGTGCAGGCGTCGAAGTAGTTCGCCGAGCCGACGGTCCGGGACGCGTCGAAAGTGAACCCGTTGGCGGACAGGTCCCCACGGCACAGGAACAGCCGGTTGTTCGCGCCGAGGATGACCAGGCCGTCACCCGTGCATACCTGGGAGTGGATGTTGCGCAGGCTGCCGTCAGTGCCCGCGTAGTAGAACCCGTCGCTGCCGCAGTTCTGCAGAATCAGGGTGTCGGCGCAGAGGCCGACCGGGAAGTTGGCGGATGTGAAGTTCGTGTTCGCATAGAGCGCGACACCGCGGCCGGTGGCTTTGTAGACGCCGACCCGGGAGATTGTCACGGCATCCATGGCGCCCCACCCGGCGATGCCATCAACGCTGGCGGCCGAGCTGGTGCCGTCGATCCACAAGTCGCGGATGTCGATGCGGTTCACGACCGTGTTCGCCGACCCGGACGACACGATGTCGATGAGGGTTATGACGCCGGACACAGGCAGCCCCCCGGCGGACCACGCCCCGTTCGGCTTAATGACCGCCCCGTAGTTCGCCCCGGTGCCGCCGCCGGACTGGACAGCGCCGGAGGGGCCGCGCAGGGACACGCCGGGCGGCATCAGGAGCGGCCCGGACGTCAGGTACTGCCCGTAAGGCAGGTACACGACCTGGCCTGGCGACGCAGCATTCAGGGTGTTGTTGATCGCGGTGGTGTCGTCGTTGACGCCGTTGCCGACCGCCCCCCCGACAGCTTTGACGTTCAGGATGTCCGTGGATGCGTTCCAGAGGACGGTGAGGTCACCGCTGATGTTGTTGTGGTCGGCCACGTGGCCGGTGTCACCGGCCGACCGGTCCGGCGGGATGGTAACTGTCATCACGGGGCCTCTCAGTGACCTAGAACTGTTTGCACGTTGCCGCCTTTGATGCGGATGTTTTTACGCAGCCACGTCATGAATTCGTCGCCTGCGTTGCCGCCGACCCATTCGATTTGCAGCTTCCCGCCGCCGTTGCCGCCGCTCATCATGCGTTCGGTGTCGGGGTTGGATGCGACGCGTGACCCGGCGGGGATCTGGAGGAGTTCCCGGCCGTGCTCGCCGACCATGGTCCAGCCGGAACGTGCGCCGCCTCCGGCCGCGCCGATGACGCCGCCGTGGGCCAGGTGCAGGAGCTTGTTCGCGTTCGCCGCCGCACCAGCTGACGTGTAGACCGACGACACGTAGGTGTAAACCGTTTTGCCTTGCAGGGCGTTGAGTTCCGCGCGTGCTTTGCTGAGCTGGGATGTCAGGTTGGAGATGTCAGCCCGGACGGCAGCTTTCCTGCTCGCCGGGACTGACGCGAGGGAACGTTTCGCCGCTGCGATCTTGCTTTGCAGGTCCGTGATGTCACCCTTGAGTTTCGCAACTTTCGGCATGTTCGCCAGGTCAGTTTTCCAGCCTTCAATTTTCGAGTGCGCGTTGTTGAAGAACCCGTTGACGGTGCCTTTGAAGTCGTCGAAGTATTTCGCTGCGGTCTTCAGTTTCGAGCCGACGCCGGGAACCCATCCGAACGCCGCTGCTGCCCCGTGGACGATTGCCCCTACGACGGTCATCCAGACGTTCACGATGATGTGGAGTTCGTCGAGCCAGATTTCCGCGAAGGTCAGCACGACGCGGCCGATGACAGAGAACGTGTTCTCGACGATGTCGCGGAAGGTCGCCGACTTCTTCCATGCGATTGTCAGCCCGGCGGCGAGGGCTGCGATGGCCAGGACGATAATGCTGATCGGGTTTGCGTCGAGGACAACGTCGAGGGCGACTTGTGCTGCTGCCCACAGTTTCGTTGCCAGTGCGACGGCTTTGACCGCGATCGAGTATGTGGTTGTGAGGGCCAGGAGAACAGCCAGGACCTTGATGGTGTTAACGACGGCGGTCTGGTGTTTCAGCAGGAACGACACCAGGGACTGCAAGACCGGGATCAATTTCATCCCAATGCCGATCATGAGGGCTTTGACGCCGTCTTCCATTCGTTTCATTTGCACGGCGAACGTCTTCTGCGTGGTCGCCCAGGCGGCCCCGAAGCCGTGCGCGCCTTCCGTCAGGCGCGGATACTTCGACAGGAACTTATCCAGCTCGCTGGCCATGATGTTGATGCCGGTACCAGCTTTTTTCCCGAAAGCGTCTGTCAGGATCGCGCCGACTTTTGCCCCGGTGAACCCGGCCTTTGTCATGTGGGTGACAAGGTCTTGCATTGCCAGTTGCAGGCCGCCGTGTTGCATGTCCTTGGCCAGGGTGTCCGACTGCAAGCCCAGTTCCTTGAGGGCTGCCGTACCCGTCTTTGCAGGGGAAGCCAGCGCCTGCACGGCCATCCGCAGGTCAGTTCCGGCCTTGGCCCCCCGGATGTTGTTGTCACCAAATATGGCGAGGGCCGCGCCGACGTCCTTGATGGACAGGCCGAACCCTTTGACGGTGGCGAGCATCCCCGTGCCGAACGCGTCGGCCAGGTCCTGCATTTTCATGTCACCAGCGCCGACGGTGGCGTTCAGGACACCCATTGCCTGGTTGTAGTTCTTCACCCCGGGAATGCCGGAGGCGACTGCCGCAGTGAGTGCGTTGGTGACGTCCACCAGGTCGGCGTGGCCGACGGTCGCACCCTCGGCGGCGACCTGGACCATGTTCAGGGCACGTTTCGACGTGATCCCCATCGTCGCCATGTTCGACTCGACGTGATACAGCGACTCGGCAAGCGAATCGGGGTCCTGCCCAACCTTCCCGGCGAGCGCGAGGACACCTTTCTCAAGTCCCGCGATTTTCGACTTGGACACCCCGGCCTGCGTGTTGAGCATCATCATCTGGGACTCAAACGTGGATGCCATCTTCACCGACTCGACACCCACGGCAACGAAGGCGGCCCCAGCGATCAGGCCGATTTTGGAGATGGTCTTGCCGAGGCTCGCCGTCTCAGCTTTCGCCGAGTTCAGGCCGGGCCCGGCCTCGTTCTTGGCGCGGACAAGGATCTCAACGATGTTCGGCATTTAAGCCACCTCCTCCCTTGGTGTCCCTAGCTGCTCAATGCGCAGCATCCGGATCAGTTCCGCGTCCTCGGCTAGCACCTGGGATGGCAGTGCGTGGAACCGGTCGCACAACCCCAGGATTGTTTTCGTGTACGTCAGCTCGGCAGGCTCGACGACACACTCTCCAGCCCGAGTGATTCCGCCGGGGAAGTCACGGGCGAGCTGGAGCCTGCGGGCAAAGGGGGCGCCACATCAGCGATAGCTGAAATCCACGCGTTGACAATGGCCAGGATGAAATCCAGTTCCTGCCCCTGGATTCCCGTGTAGTCCGCCGGGACCGGGTCGCCGTAAAGGTCTTCAAGGTTCCACGACACCAGCGACTTGCCGAGCATCTCGAACAGGTCTTTGACGCCGCCGGTAGCGGCTGCGGTGTCTTCCCCGCTGAACTTGTCGGCCATCCCGGTGACCTTGATGAACTCCCCGATGGACAAAGAGCGCGCGACGACTTCGAGGCCGGCCATGTCCGGGTCCTCGAAAATGAGCTTGTACTGCTTCGGTTCGCGCCGGTAACCCACGGGTCACGCCCAAGTCGGGACGGTTCCGTCGGCGAGCACGCCGGGGGCTTCCCAGGTGAGTTCGCCGGTGGCCGCGCGGGTCAGGGAGTAATCGGTGAACAGGGTTTCGTTGGGGAGCGTCTTCGAGTTGACCACCATGGTGACGGTCCGGTTCACCGACGTTGACGGCACGGTGGAAAACACGGCGTGCGCCGCGTTGCTGCCGCCGTTGAAAACGCCGTCGAGGGTGACGGAGAAGTCAGCGAGGAGCAGCAGCCGCTCGTTCGCGGACTTGTCAATGCCGGTGATGTCCTGCACTGCGCGTGGAGTGGAGAACGTCAGGTTGGTGATGTCGTTCTTGATTGCCTGCGGTGAACCGGTGGAGTCGTCCACAGAGAGGGTGGTCCACCCGAGTCCCGATGCTTTGCTCACATACCTCCGTTGAATGCTCGCGCCAGGGAGTCCTGGTGCTCGGCGAAGTCCTCAACCCAGAACTCCGGTTTGGTGTGCTCGACCCGTGGTGTGCCGAGCGGGTTTCCGCGCCAGTCGCCGCCGGTTACGAGGAACCGTTCCTCGCGGTCGAGCCGGGTCTGGTGCTGGGTGAAGCACTGCTGCCCGGCGGTGAACGTGAACACGGTCAGCCCGTCGGCCCTGCGCGCCTCTGAGAAGCCGCGTGCGCTGTCGCGGCGGATGTAGCGGGCCTGGCGCTGGCCGAGGTCTGTTGCCTCGTCTACGGCGGTCTGCCAGCCGTTCAGGTGCGACGGGCAGGCGACCTCGTCGCATGTGGCGGGCCGCCAGTGCGTTGCGAGGGGCGCGACGATCCGGTACGACTTGTACGCCGACGCGCCGAGCTGCGGGACGATGCGCATCAGAACACTTCCCCGGCGATGAGGTTCCGGGTGAACACCACGGACCAGGACGCCGCCGTGTACCCGGCGGTGCTGACCGCGACGGCCTGGACGAACTCGTTGACCGTGGTGGCGTTGCTTACGCTGATCCGCTGCGCGGACGGCGCTGCTGTCACCTGCGCGAACGTCATCAGGTCAGCCCACGTCGTGCCGTCCGAGCTGTGCTGGATTTTGACGGTGATGTCGGTGCCGGTGAACGCGGTCAGTTGCAAGTACGCCTGTGCGCCGAACGCGGTGCCGCCGCCGTTGTCGTTGATGCCGGGCATGACGACGACCATCACGTCGTCGAGGTAATGGACTTCGTTAGACGCGGCGGTGCTAAGGACCTGGCCGTTGACCCGGAAGAATGCAGCCGACGCCGGGGCGGTGAACGACGCGCTGGCCATCGTCCATGCCGAGGTGCTGTCAGTGATGGACCCGCTGGTTGAGGTAGAACCGGTCGTGGTGCCGGTGTTGTCGTACCAGTTGACCTGAAGGTTGCAGCTCCGCGCCGACACCGCCGACCGGAACCACGCCTGGACGTAAACACCTTGCCCGGCGACGACCGGGATGCCGTTCGTGAGGATGGCCGCCGCTGACGAGCTGGCCGCACCCATGTTCCCCGATGCGGCCGACGTCAGTTTCAGGCTGTCTGAGCCGCTGTGAGCCTGGTCGGTTGACGAGACGATCGCCGGGGTGCCGGTCGTAGCTGCCCATGTGCCGATGCCACCCTCGAAACCTGCGTTCTGCCCAGTCAGGGAGTTCGGCGACGCAAACAGCCCGGCAGTGAGCTGCTGACCCCATTCAAGGCCGAACCCGTCAGACTGCGCGGCCACATCGAACGTGAGGGAACCGTCAGCGCCGCGCGTGCCGGCGTAGTCGATCTGCTTCGCCACCAGGCACGCGGCCTGGTGGCCGAACACGGCACCGTGGCAGTAGGTGAGGATCACGTCCGTTGTCGGCAACGCAGACAGCGCGACGTGCTCCGCACCGGCTGCGGTGTCAAAGAACGTGCTGAAGTCGATTTCGCCGGACCGCAGGCCGCCGAGCCGCTCGTTCGCGAACTTATTGATAGCCGTGACGTCGAGGACGGCGGGGCCGCCGCTGATTTTCGACAGCGACCCGACGTTCCCGGAAAGGTCATATCCGCCGATGTAAAAGTTGTCGCCGAGGCCGGACGCTTTTGTCACATACCGCCTAACTCGCCTGCGTCCACAGGTCATTAACGATGACTGGCACCGTGATTTCCCCGATCCGGAACAGCCTGTTGTCGTGGTTGATGTAGCCCGCCTTAGCGGACAGGGCATCCCCGTATGCGCCGAGGAGGTCAACTTCCATGACGGTCCCGCCGAGGGTGAACCCGTCCGTGTAGGCGCCGATGAGGAGCCCTACGGCTGACAGGATGTCCGGGTCGATCCCGTCTTGTGGTTCCTGAAGCATGTTGCTGTAAACCCGCGCGGCGAACTCGACCCGGCCGTCAGTTGACGCGAGGCCGGATGTGCGGGCGGGTGAGATGTCAGCCCACCAGCACGCACATGACAGGCCGCCAGGTGGCGCGTTTTTCGGTTCGTGCCCTATCACCTGGGTGAAAATGCCGAGCCGCTGCGCCTCGCTCACAACGGACGCGAACAAGGCATCGACGAGAGCCGAGTCGAATGCCATGTCAGTTCATCCGCTCAATGTATTTGTCGAGGATCTTCTGCGCGATCGGCGTGGCTTCCTTCCGGAGCCTGCGGAACACGTAACGGAAAGTGTGGTAGCCCTTGAACCTGGTGGACTCGTTCCGTTTGCTGACGCCTTCCAGCCATGGGCCATACGCAACACCCCGGTCGGTGACGACCTGGTCGTTGCGCCCGACCGTCACGGTTTGCAGGTTCGACTGGTAGGCGCCCGTCGGGTGTTTCAGGACCTTGTCGAGACGCGCCTGGACCTGGCCGAGGCCAGCGACAGCGACAGCCTTTTTTGTTTCGTCCATCCACTTGTAAAGGTCGGCGTCAGCGCGCCCGTCGAACAGCGGGCCCGATTCCTCGGCGAAGACACGTATCCGGGTCCTGGTCATATGACCCTCGTCCGGTTCTTGCGCCCGTAAGCTGCGGTCGCCTCGTACCATTTGTCGGCCAGGCCAGCGCCGCTGATGACCCGTTCGTTGTCCCCTGCGCCGACGGTGCGGGCGTAGCCGGAGGTTTCCTGCAACACGCTGTTAAGCGACTCGCCGATGGCCAGGTCCCGGATCAGGGACGGCACGCGGTGGCGGCCGGCCGGGGCCGAGATGGAATGGGTCGCTGCCGTGGTGCCGAGGGCCCCACGAGTGACGGTGAGCTGCCGGGGCGCGTAGATCGTCGCCGAGGTGTGCGCGGCGATTACCGTTCCGTCCCATGGGCGTTTGACGGTCAGGTTGTTCCCGGCGATGTCCACTATGAGCATGCGTTCCGAGTCGAGAAGCAGGATCTCCCCGACCGTGAACGCCGCGCCGCTGGTTACCGCGAGGGTCACGTCGGCGTTCGACGTTGTGGAGACACCAGAGCCTTGCTGGGCCTGCCCGGTGGTCACCATCGACTGCCCGGTCACCAGGAACCGCTCGGTGTCGATCAGGATCGTGTTGCCCACCCCGATGGCGGAGCTGTCGGTCACAGTAAGGGTCGTGCCGGTGGTGTCGGTCACAGCGGCGGCGAGGGAACCGGCCGGGTCGGTGTCGGCGCTGTAACCCCATGTGCCGGTGATCGCGACGTCCCGCTGCGGGGTAGGGCCGACCCCGAACGCGGCGGTCGTTGACCGGTCCAGTTCCAGGTATGTGAACGGCGGCCCGGAGTTGACCGGCTCGAAAAAGCACTGGTTCAGCGGGATGGGCTGCCCGCCGCTGGTGACCGCTGTCGCCGTGACCAGGTCGTGCTGATCGAACCAGATCCGCCACGGGTACGCGTACTGGTAGTTAGGCCAGTCAAAGTAGCGGGTGGCGAGGACGGGGTAGAACTTGCGGTGCAGGAGACCCTCAATGTTGCGGGCTGCGCTTTCCATCGCACGGTCGATCTGCGCGTTAGTGAGGGCCGAGTCCTTGAAGTCGAGTGCCCGCTGGACCTCGTCGCGGGAGCAGTAGCAAACCCTGGTCACAGTCATGCTGCCCACCTGATTGCCCAGGCTTCCTCGGCGTGGCCGAGGAACGCGCGGGTGACCGGAACCAGGGCCCCCCATGTGAGGACGCCGCGGCTGGACAGGGTGACGGCGTGCGGTCCCCATTCGGGGGCGTCTTCCCAGTCCCAGACGTCCTGGCGGCGTTGCGCGTCGGTGAGGGTCAGCCCGAGCACGGCACCCGGTTCCAGTGCTGCGGCCGGACCGAACCCGAGAGGGCGGACACCGGCCAGCCCGTGACGCATCAGGGCTTCCAGGGTTTCCTGAATTGTCGCCCCGGTATCAGGGCCTGCGGCGGTGGTCTTGTAGAGCGCGTAAACGTCCGGGTCGGTCACCAGGTGCCCGGCCAGCCGGAGGCTCGCCGCGACTGCCTCGGCGGCGCAGCACGCGACGTCGCCATTGAGGGCGAGTTTCCGCTTTGGCTTAGGGTGGTGCTTCTTGCTCGCTGCCGCATGGTGCTTCTTGGCGAGTTCCAGGTTGTGTTTCCTGGTGACGGCTGCCTTTTTGGCGGCCTCGACCCGCATCTTGTGCTGGGCGGCAGTCGGCTTGGCGTGGGTGGCGTTTTTGCCCACGACAGTCTGCTTCCCAGCGGCGGGGGCTGGGCTTTTCATGTTCCCTACCTGTTACCTTGCTTTCTGGTCTAGGGCTCGCACCCCAGGCAAAGGATGTATTCAGTTATCCGCTGGTGCGGTCACGAGGTATACGCGTAGAACCGTTTCGACCCGTCAGCGCCAATCGCCGTGAGGGTGACGGACCCATCCGTCGCCGGTGGTGTGGTCTGGCTGATCGTCGAGGTCCCGGAGAGGATCGGTGCCACACCAAGACCCGCAGCCATAGCCGTCCCGGTAACGATGTTCGGCTGCGACCCGGCGCTGTTCGCGACCATGATCCCGACGTAATACAGGCCGGTGTAAGTGGTCGTGTAAGCGTTCGTCGCCAGGGTGTAAACCGTGGACGCAGTACCCCATTTGGTAGATGCGTCGATCTGGTCAGCGGTGGCCGCACGGACTACCAGCCCGGAATCGGCCAGGCAATACCAGCCGTGCGTTCCGCCAGTCTTCAGGGTGCCCGTGCCGGTAATGAACGTGATGTTGTTAACGACGGTGCCCTGCGGAAGCGCAATCGCGGACAGGTAAATCGTCCCGGATGTTGCCAGGCTCGACGTGGCGCCTGTCGCCTGTGAACGCGGGACTGTTTCGCCGGTCGCGCCAGTAGGTGCCAGCGACAGCCGCGAAACCTCCGCGCCGAGGGACACGAGCTGCACACCGGGGTTCGCCGACGAGATGGCACCCGTGTTCGACACCTTGAACTGCGAATTGCGGCTGCTGTCCATCAGGTTCAGCAGGTCGCCCGCGGCCTTGACGGTCAGCCCAGTTGCACCCGAGTTGAACTGCTCAACATGAGCGGCTGCCGCAGCGCCCGACGTGGCGGCCTGGACGACACGCAGGCCGTTCCTGGCACCGTCAGCGTTGAGCGCTTCGAGGCGGTCAATGCGCTCTGTGGTCACATGCCTCCGGGATCAGAGGTGCTGAGGTCGGACCCAGTCGCGGGGGTAAGCCCACCCGTCGAAAGGGCAGTAGAGTTCGACTCCGGACCCGGCGTCTGACGGCGGCCCGTTACGGAGCGGTTCCCCGTCGTTCGGGCACGCTTCCGGGGGCCGGGAGACGTAGTAGTCGTACTCCTGCTCTCCCTGGGCGTAGACGTCGAGGAGCTGATACCAGGAGATAGGTCCTCGCCCCCTTCCGGGATGCCGTTCGTGGGGCCGCCGTGCACAGTGATCTTCGGCACGTTGTCCTCCGTGTATTTCTGGGAAACAGCCCGGCAGTGGGGGCACCGGAACAGCCCCACCGCGTAGCGAGTGGTGCAGTTCCGGCACTCCCACAAGGCCATGAATCAGACCGATGCGATCGACGCGCCCGTGTCATACGGGATGTAGGTCAGCGTCCAGGTAATCGCGCCGGTGCTGGTCGCCCCAGAGTTGATCTTGATGGCACCAGGGGCGACGACCTGCGCCTTGGTCATCAGGCCGACCGCACCCGACTTCGACACGCCGCCCTGCAACGCGGTTGCGAGGACACCGTCAACGCTGAGGAGCGCGCCGACCTCGGCGGCGTTCAGGTCCAGGGTGGCGCACATGTCCACCGTGGTGCCGGTCGTCGGCACCGCCTGGAACTTCACGGCGGTCGTCTGGGACTGGACAACGGTCGTCACGACACCAACCAGGCTGGTGACGATCACCTTGCCGCCGGACACCGTCCACGCCGAGGTTGCCCCCGACGTGAGACCGGTAACCGTGGAGGTGACCTGCTGGCCGAACGCGATCTCGCGGAGCTGGTAGCCCTGGATGATCACAGACATATCAGGGTCTCCTTAGCTCAGCGTCGCCGGCAGGTTGGACGGCTTCCGCTGGACGTCGAGGTCGCCGAGGAGGTAGAACACGCAGCCGAGCTGCGCGTTGCTGCCCGTGTCAGCGACGACGGCATACACGTAGTCGTAACCGTCGGACAGCGCGTCGGCCTGCACCGGGATGGCGCAGATCATCTGCGACTCAGCCGACGTGCCGAGGCCGCCGGGGTCGGTGATGGTCTGCGACACCGACTGCGTGTACCTGGTCCAGGTCTCCGCGCCGGTCATCGTGGTCGCGGTCTTCACGTAGTAGTGGTCGATCGCAACCAGGTTCGACGTGCTGCCACCAGACGACGCGGTTGCCTGTGTCAGCGAGATAACCGGGTCATCCCCGGCCGTTCCCGCACCCTTGAACAGGACCACGGTCAGCGAACGCGCCGCCCGCAGGTTCACGCGCGCCCCGGTGTTAGTGCCGGTCTGCATGTCCACTGGCTTGAATCCCAGGCCAATGTCGAACTGCCTGCCCAAACTCTCCATGTCTTGCCTCTCTGACTGGGGTGCTAGGGGCGGGGCGTCAATGCCGCCTTGCTAAGCCCGGGGCAGGGGTTTCAATGCCTGCCCCGGGCCGCCGGATTACCGGCTCTGCAACTGCACGAACGGGGAAAGGGTGCTCGCGCTGTTGTTCTTCGGGGTGATCGCCGACTGAAGCCACGGCCGGCCGTCAACGCGCTCAATGATGCGGAACGCGGTCTTGTCGTTGGCGAACTTGTAATGCGGGCTCGACTGCGCCTGCATGACCTGCCGGTCACCGACCAGGTAGTACGACAGGTCAGCGAAAATGATGTCCCCGGTGGTGCCGAGGGTCGGCAGCTTCTCCGTGAAGTAGACGGGGCGGCCCAGGATGGTCATAGGCGGACCTTCCTGGCCGTTGTTCAGCCAGATAGCCGAACCGCCGGTTCCGACGGACAGCGCCATCGTGGCCAGCTCCGGGAACGTGTCGATAGCCGCGATCCACACCGCGTTACCGAGCGCGGTGGGGAGCATCCGCGCGAACATCTTCACGATGTTCTCCCAGACGATCGTTCCTGACGTCTGGCCGGATTCCTTGTTCACCGTGGCGACGGCCGGGCAGTTCACGAAACCGAGAGGCTCCCCGGTGCCGGTTCCCTGCATGAACGCGTAATCCTCGTAGAACGCGATTGCCTTCGGGAACACCTGGTCGAAGAAGCTCGAGAACGCGACCGCGTCGGCGAGCAGCTCGTTGGGGATCTCCGCGTAACCGGTCAGCTTCTTCGCGTCGAGGACCACCCGGCCGAACGACGCCTGTGACTCGGTGAGCGCCGCGCCTTCCTCAGTCCAGTAGCAGACGATGCCACCGAACACGCTGGACACGTTCGACGTCGAGTCGATCATCGGGATGGGCACCCGGAGGGTTTCCATCGGGATGACCTGCG